CCCCGCCGAAGCGGGTTATAAATCAGGTTGAATATCAGAAGGTCAGGCAAAAGAGCCAGTACCGCGGGTAATTGTTAATGTCGGGGATGAAATGATTTTGCTGGCCGTCCCGGTGCCGGTAACCGTTATGACGCCGGTTACAGTGGCTGAGGTAATCCCATTCACTGCATGTCTTACGGTCATCCAGAGCCCACTGTTCCCGGCTGGCACATTGATTGTGCCCAAATCGCGCGTGTTGCCGTTGATGCTGAGAGTGATGGAGACCGTTGTGGTGCCAGACAAAGAAGAAACGAAAATCAGCGACTCAAGAAGTGCTGATTTACTGAGTGCTGATGATGAGGAATCCGTAAACGTAATCGTTCGTTTCGCAACCCCGCCGCCGGAAATATTAGCGTCACTGCCAATCCCCACGTTTGCAATATCACCAACAAAAGTGGTCGCCTCTACTGTACCTTTAAAGCTGCCGTTAGTGGCGTATACCGTTCCCCGGATCGTGACGTTATTCAGCTCAGCGTTGCCACTTTTCGGCAGATTCCAGCCAGTGCCAGCCGAACCGCTAACGAAATTATCCGACTTCAGTGAATCAGTGATTTTCCCGAACTCAATACTAGCGTTGCGGAAAAACGCATCGTTAAAGAAAGCCTGTCCACCCTGGATAACAAACGGCAGAGTCACGGTCCCTCCCGCCTGAGTCATCACAGCAAAGCGGTCAGCCAGGAAGAGAACCTGCGACTGCATTCCCGCTGGCGTATTCTGAACACCAATCCCCATCCCTGCCGCGTACTGGTTACCATTAGAATCAACAGCGACCTTGATGCTGTACATCGCATTCAGGTTGTTATTGATATCTGCCGACACCTGAGCGTTCGTGACAATGGCCGCTGACTGCCCGTTAACCGTGACCTTAAGCGAGTTGATCTGCGTGGCTGATACTTGAGTGAAATCAGCAAGCGTCTTAGACAGATCGGTAACATTCGCCGTGTTTCCACCGGCGCTGGAATCCAGGGTGCGCAGAGACTCAGCGACAGCCTTACTTGCGTCTGCCATGACGTTGTCGACTCGCTCTATACCGGCTTTGTTATCACCATATTGCACGCTCAGAAGGTTACGCTGGTTAACCTGAGCGAGCGTACTCGTGATCAGCGCAATAGCATTGTTTTGAATTCCGCCGTTGGCCTTGTCCGTTTTCGCTCCCAGCTCTTCAAGGCGTGATGCCATTGAGGAATCGAGGTCCGTGACAACCTGGCTAAGGTTGGTGATTGAAGCTGTATTCTGTGCACCAACCGCAGCAGCAGAATCCGCTTTATCAGAAGCAACCTTCGTGGCGGCGGTTAGCTGGCTGACCTCAGAAGCTCGAGCTTCCGCTTCTGTTGCCAGAGCCTGTCGAACCTCGGTAACACCCGCTTCGTTCTGCTCTGTCTTAGCCTCCAGACGTGTTACGTCCGTTACACGCGCCTCCGTCTCAGTAGCGATCACCTCCCGGAGTTGTTCGAAGGTCGCAGAGTTAGCGCCCTGCTGGGCTGTCTGCCGCACGACAACATCAGCAATAGCAAGCGCGTTGCCGATGATTGCTTCTGCTGTCTGCTTATTCGATCCAACCGCCGCTGCAAGACCGTTTGCATTCTCTTTGATTGCATCAGCCAGTTCTGCGAACTTTTCACTACTCTCGACGGCGCTCTCGATGAGGTCTTTAAAGGTATCGCTCTCCTTAATTTCCTCCAGGATTGCATCGGTGATATCGCTAAAGTCATCCGTTGGCTTTCCTGAAGCCTCAACAAAATCAGAAACCCCGAACGCGTTGCGTGTCCGGACATAAACGTAATAGACGTGGTCAAACTTGAGCTTTTGAATGGTCCACTGGTTCCCCCTTCCGAGGAATTGAGTTTTGTTCTCAATGTCATCGGTTAATGGGATCGGAGTCTCGCCTGCGTACCAGAACTCAAAAGAGGTATCTGATGTTGCCGTTACAGACATAACTGGCACCAGAGTGGCCTGTAATGGTCCGGGTATCCACTGAACGGAGTTAGGAGCCTTTGGCGCGCCTATAATAAGACTCACCTGAGTTTCGGCGCCTTTCATCCCGTTTTCATTGCGCCCACGAACGCCGAGCGTGTAGCTACCGGCAGCCAGACCGTAAAACTCATACCGGAACTGGTCAGTTTCGTACTGAGATACCAGCTTCCCATCAGCACTGTAGATGTACAGCTCAAACACCAGCTTTTTAGTGGTGGTTGCCGTCTCCCACGTTGCTGTAACCTGGACGGTCTCAGTGTTTGTGTTCAGGATTCGCAGGTTTTCCACGTTAGGCACGCGGTAGCCGTTCAACGTATCGCTGGGAACTTCAAACACTGCACCCTCGTCAACGATTGCCTGTTTGTTGGGGTCGTGCAATGAGGCCGTTATGCTGTAGACGGAGTTGTTTTCCGTTTCGGCAACGCTCAGTATCCGGAAAAGGCGAATCGCAACGCTTGCGGTTGAAATGGCAAATACAGTTCCCGCCCTCACCCAGTTCGGTTCGGTTTTGAGTGTGACGTTATTTCCGTTAACGCCATCAATCTCATAGCGAGAGAACTTTCCGTCCCTCCCCATAATCGACATAGTGGAGCCGTCTGTTACTACCGAGGAGTCCACAGCGTCAACCGTTATCACCTTCCAGGAATGAGAAACAATTCTCCCCCCAAGACGAGTTCCGGCGTAGTCATTATCCATGACCTCAACGATATCACACGGAGTGAAGTGGATAGCATCCCGAGCCATCTGGAAAGACAACCTGCTGCTTTCACGCTTTGCTGTTTCCAGCAGCCATTTACCTGCCCGCCATGCCTGTCCGCGAGAGGTGCAGCCAAACGCCTCCAGAGTGGTTTCGTTGTAGTTTCCTTTGGCTATCATCTCATCGTCGGAAACGTACTCTTTCACCTGCTCCCAGCCGTTGTCAGGATCGGTCCAGGACACTACAACGGCATTGTATTTCTCTGAACGCTTTACAGAGCTTCGTTTGAACTCGCCATTCACAACGTTGGCGTTCGTGATTGTCGCAATCGGATCCTGTGGCGCGTCCAGCATTACTGACAGGCGCAGGCCGTCCCACAGCGCAATGCCACGGAACATGCTCGCTATCTTGTCGAGAATGTCTCGCGCACTCGCCTGCTCTGTGATGTAGGCGTTGAGCGTCATGCGTGGCTCTTTGCCGCCATACCCATCATCTACAAGCTGATCGCAATATTGCGACAGAATGTAGAGTGCGCCATCGTCAACATCGATGTATCCGGCGCGTTTCGCCAGGCCAAATCGGGTGTTTTTCGCCAGCTCACGGAACAGCCACGCCGGGTTGTTAGTCCATGCCTTTTTGAAGCCCCCCGTCCACAACCCGGAGTAAGTTCTGGCAATTGAATCGTAGTTATCCGGTACGTCAACGATCAGCCCGCGAAGATGATATGTGCGGCTCGGCGTGTCGGTGTACTGGTCACGGTCGATGACTGAGCCGGCAACAGCAGAGAACGGATAGCTAAGGTTGTCGTCGGTGATCTCGCTATAGCTGTTCCAAACAGTCCCGTTTGACAGCAAATCGCTGCTGCTGTCAGGCGTAATGCGGCGAACGCGGATATCAAACGGTTTGGTGTCGGGGGCATCAATGACGTGCGCCTCAAGGTACTCGCCAGAGATTTTCCCTGTAATCGTCACCGTCTTCTCCATGACCCAGCCCGACGAGCCAGTTCTGGTCTCGATAACCATCGTTACAGAGGTGTTTTTCTGGTTACCCTTGGAGTCCTGCTCCATGAGCCCGGTGACGCCGATGTTAAAACGAACGCGGGTCACGTCCTGATCTGTCACGGTTCTAACCAGCGGGGTGTCGTAAGTGACCTCAGTGTTAACAATGGTCGTCGCTTCGATTGCAGAGAAGCCGTTGATTGGCTCCTGAGTCTCCGATCCAGGTCGCCAGGCAACACTAATGCCATTCACGTTGACATTACCGTTCGAGTCAGTGATAGGCGTCTTATTCAGCTTGAATGAAGACAGGTGCTCCTGATCCACCGGGCCCGCAATTGGCCCCTCAGATATCAGATCCAGTACCCGATAGAATTGTTTTGATTTGAGGTTATCGTCGAGTAGTTTTGGGGTTGATGCTTTACCGCCACCTGAAGACATAGCGCCACCTTAGCTGATTGATTCTTCCCAGTCGGAATTATTAGATGTGTCGATGCCGAGACTTATTACGTTGCTGCCGACCTCCATCTCACCGAGGAGTATCGGTACGGGATGCCCCTGTCCGACCCTGTTTTCTGCACTGGTAAACGAGTTATTCGTGAGGGTGTTTGTTTCGGCCGCTTCCGCTGAAGTTTTGCTTTTCATGTTCCGTGACATGTAGATGGAGTAAGCAACCGAGGCGGCAGACAGCACCAGTGAGGCAATGAGAACTATCGTACTGGTCTCAAGTCCAGCCCCATCAATCACCGGGACAAACAGCACTACAGAGCCATCCTTCAGGCGCCGATCCATGTGCCACTGCACCGAAGACGTTTCAACATCCTCACCCGCCACTCGCATTCTTACTCTGGCGTTCAGGAATGCTTTTTTGAACTCATGATTCTGAGCAAGCAAAAGACGAATGCCCTGGGCAGGGGTATCAACGTTCAGCTCTACTTTGCGGAAATGTCGGCGTAAATGCCCTGCAAATTTAAAGATGAGCACTGTTCATGTCTCCATATGGAATGCATCTGCTTAACGTATGCCGGGCGCATTTGCTCTCTCCGGCTTAAATGCCCTGAGCAATCGTGGTGAAGAACCA